CCGGCGGTCGACTGCTGGCGGAAGTCGGTCTTGCTCGGGTCGGCGAAGTCGGGCGAGGCTGCGATCCACGCGGCCATCGTCGCGCCGGCCACGCCGCCAGCGTCCCCGAGCTGCGCCCCAGCGCTCGCCCCGAGCGTCCAGCGCGTCGGGTCGATGCCGTACGTCGAGGCGTTGAAGAGTACGTTCTGGATCGCCCAGACGAACTCCTTGAAGCAGTTGGGCCGGTCGTCGTCCGACCAGCCATCGGTGTCCGCAGGGTCAGGCCCGCCGTTCGCCACGGTCACCTTACCGGGCGGGTGGACGATGCCGTCGCCGTCACCGCTCGTGGTCGTGTCAGAGGCCGACCAAGGGGCGGTCACGTCGACCACGACCACCATGACTTCCCTGTCCAGCAGCGCGTAGAACTGCGGCTCGAGGATCAGGGTCGTCAGGTACTTCGGCGGCTGGGAGAGCTCGGGCGAGGGCCCGCCGACGATCTGGTCGCCCGTGCCGGCGTCGATGTCGTCGGTCGTGATCCAGTTCGTGCAGCGCGTGACGATGTGGACCGGCCACCCGTTCACGGGCTGCGAGTACCGCTCCGTGTCCGGCAGATAGACGTTGTACTGCCGACTCGTGACCGACGACGTGGTCGGGTAGTAGTCGATCTCGCGGTAGTCCGCCTTGTACCAGATCCCGTTGAACGTCACCGATCACCTCGCCGAAGTTGGAAGGTGGGGGGGCGCCCGGGGCTCCACGACGGAGGATGGATCGTCGCGTCGGGCACCCCCCCAGGGGGGCAGATCAGGTGGCGGCGAAGTGGCCGAGACCCTCGATGCCGTTGAAGTAGCACATCGCGAGGCCGGCCCCGGTGGTCGCCACGAGGTTGACCGCGACGGCCTTCTCGCCTGCGACGGCGATGTCCAGCGTCTCGGTTGCGTCGACGGCCAGGGTCAGGCCGATCGTGGTCGCGCCCTTCAAGAGGCACGTCGCGTAGCCGCGAACGAGGAACTTCCCCTCCGCCGTTGCGGAGTCCGGGATGTCCTCGAGCGCGACCGCGAAGAGCCCCAGCATGGGGTCCGCGACTGCGATCGCCGTGGTGAACGCGAGCGTGTTCGCGTCCACGATCAGCTTGCTGATCTGGAGGATGTCTCCAGCCACGATTGCTCCGCCGTATCCGTTCAGGAGCCGGACGGTGTGATTCCCTTCGAACAGGCCGAGGGACGGCCCTCCGAGTGCGGGTGCTTGTGCCATGTCTGTTTCCTTCTTCCCGCTTGGGGATCAGTTGGTCGCCAGCGACGTGACGCCGTTGGCCGGGCTCACGATGAACTGGCGCTGCCAGGAGCGGCAGGGCAGGTTGAACCAGGTGTCCACGTACTTGACGTACGAGAACGGCTGGCGCGGGTGCGACATCGTCGGCGTCATGTCGGCGTAGACCGAGGAGTGCCACACCGGCAGCAGGTACTCGCCGTTGATGCCGTAGTAGCGCGGGCCGATGTTGGCCGCCGTGCCCGAGTCCTGCGCCACGTAGCCCGTGGTCGCGGTCGGGTAGAGAGCCGCCTGGTCGAGCGAGGAGACGTAGATCACCTCCATGCCCGCGTAGTACAGGGTCTTGTAGTGCGGGTCGTTGTACGCCTCGCGCCACACGTTCTGCGCAGCACGCGCACCCTGCTGGTAGTTCGAGTAGCCCTCGAGATCCGTCGCGATGAAGTGCGGGTGGCTCTTGGGCTCGCTGTACTGGGCGTGATCGGGGAGCTGCTCGAACTGCGCCTTCAGGTAGGCGTTGTCCATCGCGGTCCACAAGTCCCAGTCGTTTGCCATGTCGCTCGGCGGCGCTTGCAGGTAGGTCTCCTGCTGCGGGACGAGCTTCGCGCCAGCCCCCGTTGCCGCCGGCGTCAGCGTCTGCTTCGTGGTGAAGTTGTCGGTCGCGGTCGCGTGGTTCGCGATCAGGCCCGACGTCTCCTCGTTGATGTGGTACGGGATCGAGTAGGAGCGCGTCGCGGTCGCCACGCCCTCGCCCATCTCGCTCTTCTTCGGGAGCGTCCAGAGGGATGCCTCCATCCCCTTCCAGTAGCTCGTCCACATGCGCGCCTGGATCTTGTCCCAGAAGCGCTTGTACGCGATCTTCTGGCTCGCGCGCGTGGCGCCCGCCGGGCTGTTGAGGATGACTTCGGGCTTAGTCCAGGCGCACTCGTCCTTGGCGAAGCGCCAGTCCACCTCCCACTGCTGCATCACCTGGGGGTTGCGCGGGGTGAAGTCCGCGTTCGTCTGGTAGAACTCGAACGTCGAGCTCTCATCGGTCATCAGGAAGTCCTGAATCTTGTCGCCGCCCTGGCACACCTCGTTGAGGCCCTTGCCCTTCATGAAGCGGCGGATCAGGTTCGTGCGGTTCACCGCCTCGTTGACGAAGGTCCCCGGCTCAGTGAGCGTCGTGGGACCCGTGATGTCGACGAAGTCGGTGAACGCCTGGATGGTCGAGCCGGCCATTGTCTAGCGTCCTTCTGGTTGTCTACCGGGCCACTGCCCGGCGTTCTCAAGCGCCTGCGACTCGCCGGGCTTCGTCCACGCGACCGTCCAAGACCGCATCGAGGATCGCGTCTGTACGCTGGTCCTTCGTGAGCGGGCGTTCCCGCCGGGTCTTGGGCACGTTCCCGTTGAACTGGCCCGACGAGCGCGCTCGGCTTTCTTGCCGCGCACGCTCACGACGGTCTGAATCGCGGCGATCCTCGGGGCGGCCCAGCACGGCTCGAGCGGCGTCGTCCCAGGCATCAGCCTCGGACTCGTATCCACCGCCTCGCCAGAACCGGGCAGCCTTGTCGGTCACCTTGCTCCAGGCATCGTTGTCGCTGAGTCCGGGGAAACGCTCCCCGAGCTCGGTGCGGGTCTTCTCGAGCATCACGGGCAGCAGCATCTGGCGCAGACCTTCGATCTGCTGAACCAGAGGGCTCGCCACCCGCTCGAGGGCCCCGCGTAGCGCCGTACCGGCATCTGCTCCGAACTCCTCAGCGAAGGGTTCGACGGCGGACGAGAAATCCAGCGGTGAGGGTTGGTCTGACGTTGGCTCGACCGTGTGTTCGGACGCGCCAGACTCCTCGGTGCCTTCTCGTGCCGACTCCTTCTTGCGGAGCTCTTGCAGCTCGCGATACGCCGCATCCGTGTCGGACTGAACCTTCGCGCGCTTGAGACCCAATTCGAGGATCTGCTCGTCGCTCAGGTTGTCCAGCAAAGCCTTCGAGAGCCCGTCGCGACGAAGTGCGGAGAGGGCCCGCTCAAGGTCCCCCTCCGCATCAGCTCGCTCGGGACTCTCAGGTGCTTCCCCGTCGGCCGAGTCGCCGTCGGGTTGCTCTTCGGGCTCGGGCTCTTCGTCGGGAGCCTCCTTGGGCGCCTCTTCGGCGGCCTCGTCGCCCTCGACATCCTCCTCGTGCTCGCTCGTGGCCCATGCGGGCTCGTCGTCGTCGCCCGCTCCCAAGACCCGGTCGAGCGCGGCGTCGCGGCGCGCGTCGGCTTCGGCGCTCACGGTCTGCGTGATATCCGCGCCCAGGATCCCCTTGCCCACTTCCTCGGTCATCCGTCCCCCTTGGTGCCCAGCATCTTCGAGAGCCACGACGCTTCTACGGGAGCCTCAGCGGGCTCCTTCGCCTTCGGGAAGGGCGGAAGCATCGACGTGGCAGCCGGCTTGTTGACGAGCGTCACGCCGAACTTCGCAAGGTCCGCCTCGGCCTCGCGCAGGATCGCCCGCTCATGGTCCCAGCGCGCATCCCAGGACATCTCGGTGCCGTCGTAGCGCGCCACCTCCTCGCCCGTCACCGCGTCGAAGTTGCCCTCGCCGGTCATCGAGGCGCCCCAGAGCGTCACCGTCCCCACGGCGGGGCCGTCGATCAGCAGCGGGGCGCAGAGCGCGTACACGATCGAGCGCAGATCCTTGCACCAGGCCCCCATCGGTGGGACCTTGCGCGCGCCCAGGCGCTTCAGGCGCTTCTTGAACGTCGCGGGCATGCGCTCGCCGCCGTCGATCTCGAACACGTCGCTCCCGAAGTCCGCCCAGGCCCGCTCGCCGCGCGCCGGCAGGCGCCTCACGATCAGGGTCGGGGAGAGCCTGAGCACCGCCTCGCGGTTGTGCTGGTGCCTCGAGGGCCGGTCAGCCGCGCACCAGTAGAGCCGCTCGGGCCGGGTGACGCCCAGGCGCTCGAGGCCGATCGCCCCGTTGACCGCGATCGTGGGCAGGCCAAGGTCGATTTCACCCGACTGGGGCCGCAGGCCCTTGCCTGGGCAGAGGATGTTCCAGTCGGTCATCTGGTCTCCTCGTACTCGTAGGCGTAGCCACCCTTCGGGCTCTCACCCTGGGTGCGCGCCGCCGTCTCGTCGATCTGCCTGCGGCCTTCGAATCGCGGGCGCCCGCTCCGGTCCCAGCCCGCGCCAGCCTTCTCGATCGCCGTGTCGAGCACGGCATCGCGACCGCGCCTGGGAAGCGTGTGGTCCACGAAGCGCTTGTCCTTGCGAGCGATCACGTTGCGTCGAAACTCAGGCGCAACCCGCTCCCCGTCAACGGCCAGGTCTCCCCGGCGCCGCTTGCGCTCATCCAGTTCCTCTCGGCTCACAACCTGACCCGTCACTGCGTCGTAAACCCTGACGTGCCTCATCGGCTAGCCCCCGCCATCTGGCCGTTCTCGCGGCCCGTTGCGTGTCCTTCGGTGGCCCCGCTCACCGAGCGCGCTCCAGCTCGAGGACCGGGCTGGCCGCCAGGCGTCACCTGCGACTTGAGGCGCGGGCGACCAGGCTCCTGGCCCTGCTGCTGCTCCTGCTGGGCCATCTGCTGCGCAGCCTGCGCCGCCACCTGAAGGTCGATCACCTCGTGCAGGTTCGGCACGTTCATCGTCTGGCCGAGCGTGCGCAGGATCATGTCCCACTTGACCCACGGCATGGTCGGGATCGCGGGCGCGATCTCGGTGACGATCTGCATCATCTCCTGCATGCGCCGCTGCTGAGTCGCCTGCGTCGTGCGTTCCATCGAGAACGGCTCGATCTCGAGCTCCAGGTCATCGAAGGTCGCGCCCGTGCCGTCCTCGTACGTACCGCCCTGGAACTGAAGCTCCTGGCCCTCGACGGCCATGTCGGGCCCCAGGGGGATCACCACGCGGTCGTCGTGGTAGTCGTACCAGGCGTAGGTCGTAGCCACCTGGGCCATCGCGTCCGCGAACTGCTGCTGCACGAACGCCACGCGCGCGTCCGCAGCCTGGTCCGCGATCGACTGCTCGGTCGCCGTCCCAAGGCCCGTCACGTTGCCGCGCATGGCCTCGGTGAGCCCGCTGTTGCGGTCGAGCCGGCCGCGCAGGACGTTCAGGTGCGTCAGGTGGTGCTCGGTGATGCCGCCAATCTCGGCGGTGACCACCTTCTGCCCCGAGCTTGCGGCGAGCCCATCCACCGGGATCACGAGCGCGTCACCACCGTCGCGCACTTGGTCGGCAAGGTCCGGGTCGCCCGAGTCCACGAAGACCAGGCGCTTGTATTCGGCCATCGCCTTCGACGCCGCCTTCGCGTGCTTGTTCAGCTCGCGGATCTGCCTGTCCACCGCGACCAGCGGCGAAAGCGGCATGGGCATGTCGGGGACCGGGTACACACCGAACATCGTGTAGGGCCCCCAGCGCGGGCCGTAGTACGGCTGCGGCGGCTTGAGCCAGCCGGTCTTGCGGTCCTCGCCGCCGTCCGCTGCGTCGACGGCAAGCGTGTACTTGACGCCGTGGTAACCCTCGGCGGGCCCGTGGTCCTTCTCCTTGTTGGCGTGCTCGGGGACCCATATCTCCCACACCTCGATCTGGTCTCGATCGAACACGAACTCGCGCGGGAAGTCGCCCGAGATGACGTTCGACTGGGACGGCTTGCTCGTGTTCGAGCCCATGCTCTCGATCAGCTTCACGTTCCAGTGCTGCTGGTCGTCCTTGTCCCGATACTTGTCGTCCTGGGCCTCCTTGAGCAGGTCTTCCTTGTCGCGCAGGTACTTGTGCCCACGGAACCTGACCGCGTCCTGGGTCAGCGCCTGGGGGTCTTGGACGTAGTTCCGCTGGCTGATGCGGTACGCGCGCGGGCCGAAGGGCTCGATGGTCTCCCACGAACCTCCCTCTTCGCGGTCGATCCAGCGCTCGGTCGGGCGGCGACCAGGAACCGGCTCCTGCGACACGAGCATGATGCCCCAGTTGAAGAGCATGTCGGTCGCCACCTCCATCTGGGTGCGGCGGACGTGCTGCTCGCGAAACTGGCGGTTGACGCCGGCAGCCAGGGCCTCGGCGATCATCTCGTGCATGCCCACGCGCTGCGACACGATGCGCACGCGGGGGGTGTCGAACGCGATGCGCGGGAGCAGGAGCGAGATGTACTCGTAGTAGTGGTTCTCGGGGAAGTCGTCGATCGCCCCACGTGCCGAGTAGGCCGGGCCGAAGTAGCGCCGCACCTGCTGGTCGAACGAGATGAGCTTGTCGTCGCGGTACTTCTCCGCCTCGGCGATCTCCTCGTAGAGCTTGCTCGGGGTGTCAGCCAGCATTGCGGTGCCTTTGCGCCTTCTGGGCCCGGCGCTTCTTGCCGGCGTGGTCGAGGATGTCCGCCGCGCTGTTCGGGCGGTACTCCTGGTGCTTGAGCTTCGGCACCGGGTTCGATGCGAAGAAGTTGAGGCCCGCGTACATGGCCGTATCGCAGGCGTGGTTTGGGCAGGTCGGGTCCTCCTGCTCGGCTCGAGCGATCGGGTCGTCATCCTCGACCGGCTTCAGCACGTAGTCGTCGAGCTCCTCCTCGAGGCAGCATGGGCGGCCGGCCTCGTCGAGCTCTTGGTCGCGCTCGCGCAGGGCGTCGCGCACGAGGAACCAGCGCGGGAGCCCGTCGCCGGCCGGCAGCATCGCGTCACGGAGGAGCTGCCAGCCCGAGTTCTTGGGCTTGGCCTTGAGCGTGGGGCGGGCGAGCCCTTTGGTTGGCCTGCCGTGCTTCCTCGAGAGCCTCGAGTTGAGGATCGCGATGTTGTTCGGGTCGTGGTCGCAGACGACGGTGGTGAGCGCGTACTCCTCATCGGCGCGGTACACGCGCTCGGCCCACCAGTCGACGGTCTTCTCTTTCGCGTACCACTCAGCCACGCGGTAGAGGCGGCCGTCGTAGTCGACACCCCAGACCTGGAAGCAGCCTGGGTTGCTGAAGCCCCAGTCGATCGCGCCGAAGTAGCTCGCGAGCTGGAGGCGCCCGCTCTTGTCGCGCGGGAACCCGTCCCACCGGATGACGTTGCCCTCGTCGTCGCGCTCGAGCTCGAGGTTGACCATGTGGACGTGCGGGTCCCACATGGGGTAGACGAGGCCCTCGCTCGAGCGCCAGAGGCCGAGGTAGAGCCGGTCGCGGCGGGGCCCGGTCATGCTCGCGAGGCGCAGCATGTACTCGGGCGTCAGGGAGGGGTTGTCCTCGTGCCTTGACGCGATGCCGAACGTCAGGCCCTTGTCCATGCGGCGCTTGAGCCAGTGGTTCGCGCCGCCGGGGTTCGTGTCGCCGCAGAGCTGCTGGTAGTCGAGGACGTTGTTACGCAGCGCGCGGCCGAGGGACTCCCACTCGTCCTCGGTGAACTCGATCGCCTCGTTGACGTAAATGATGTCGTACTCGGTCGAGAAGATCCGAGTCTTGTTGTCCATCCCGCCGAGCACGATCGTCGATCCGTTTGGATAGTCGTAGTGCGTTCGGACGTGTCTGCTCGGACCGCGCAGGGCGGGATGGTTTGGGGTCAAGACCTTCTGCTCGAACGTGACCTGCCAGGACTCACGGAGCGATGTCATGGTCTTGCGCACCACGAGGATGCGCACGTTCGGGACCGTGCTCGCGATGGCGTTTAGCAGGTGCCCGTAGGCAAACGACTTGCCGGTGCCGGCGGGGCCGTGTACGAGCACTTCGGGCGCGGTGGTGCGCATCAGCTCGATGGCGCTCCCCCTTGGCTCGAAGCGCTTGTAGACGACGCGCACCATGTCAGTCGCTTCCCTCGCGCGGCTTCACGTGCGGCAGGCCGCCCTCGATCGAGATGAGCGGGATCTGCACCTCGCCCTGGTGGTCGAGTTTCTGCGCGTCGCCCCAGTCGTCGCGGAAGCGGCGCTTGAGGCGAGACTCGGCTGCGCGCCAGTCGGGGCGGCGGATGCGCGTCACGTCCACCGCAAGCACGCCCGCCTTGTCGCTCCTGACCATGTCCTTCTCGATGGTCTCAGCGAGCCCTTCGGTTGACGCTTTGGCGAGCGTCATCGCGTCTCCGCGAGCGCATTCCCAGCGTGCCCGTGTGAGAGTCTCTAAAAATCGCGCGTAGGGCTCGTCTTCCTCGTCGGGCTCATCGGCGTCCAGGTAGCGCTGTCCGCGATCTTGCCAGCCGTAGAAGGTGGCGGCGGATATGCCAGCCGCGATAGCTGCGCCGTGGAACGGCAGACCGACGCGCACGCCGTCCGCTACCTCTGCAATCACCTCGTTGGTGATAACGGAGGGGCGTCCGGGTCCACCGGGGTTGCCTTCCTCGTAGGTCATCTCTGCTTGCGGTTGGGCATGACCATGTTCAGGGTGAACCTGTCAAGGTCTTGACTCATCTCACGAGCGGTCATTGGGTGCGTCTCGTTATCGAAGGCGTTACGGAAGCGCGGCACCGAGTATGGCTTCACCGGATCGGCCTCGGGGAACATCGGGTGCGCGGCCTTGTCGTAGACGACTGGCGCGCCGTAGAAGGTGTAGCTCTGATATCCGGCGTCCCTCGCATCCTCAAACCCCCAGGCGCTCAGAACCTCGCTGCGGTACTGCATCAGGAACTCCATCGAGACGCGGTACCTGATGGGTTCCTCTCTGTAGCGCTCGACGTGCTCGGAGCGGACGTACTCCAGCCGCTCGATAGCCGTACAGGCGGCAAGCGGCGACATCATCTGGTAGTCAGCTGCCGAGTCGAGGATCTCGTGGGTGACCGGCTCTTCCTCGAACTCGAGAGCCCACTTCTTCGTGTCGAGGAACTTCAGCCCGGGCAGGGCCGCGAGCGCGCCCATGAACGATCGTCTGCTTAGGTCCATGTCATCCTCCTGCGGTTCACGCGCTCCCCAGTGGCGCGATGGTGACGATGTCGACGACGGGGATCATCCCGTTCGATGTGGTGTCGAGGCGATACTCGACACGGTAGCGTCGGACGCCCTCGAAGTTGAGGACGGTGGCGGAGAGTGTGTGGCGGAAGGAGTAGCCGATGTCCTCTGGCTTCCATCCGGTTGTGGCGAGCGTGGGCCCCGTCTCCATCACGTCGCCGACGACGAGCGTGGCGGTGTAGTAGGGGTCGACGGAGTTGCCGGCGTCGAGGCTGTAGACGTAGACGCGGGCGGTGCTGACATCGGACGCGAATAGCACGTTCCCGTCGGCGTCCACGACGCGGGCCGAGGTGGTCAGGTCGACGCCCTCGGGGATGGTGACGCGGCTGTAGACGAGCTGGTTCCCCATCAGGATGCGTACTCCACCTGAGATGCGGTTGTCATGGCGTGCGACGCTTGGACCGTCTGGGCGCGCGCGTAGGAGCCTTGCACGGCCTCCGCGTGCGCGAACGTGAGCTGGGCTGCGGCTCGAGCGACGGGCAGGCCGAGGATGGTGAGCTCCCAGCCGAGGCGCCCCATGTACGGGGTTGCGGCCCCGGCAGTGACGGCGAAGGTGAGCTCGTAGGGGACGTGTACGAACCAGTTGCCTGCGGTCGCTCCCCCGGTCTGCCCGGTGAAGTCGATCTCGACGACCGTCTCGAGCACGAACTCGTAGGGGCTGATGTCCCAGGGCGGGGTGCGGGTGAGGCCCTGGATGTCCCCGTTGACGTGACCGGAGAGGGTCTGTCCGACATCTACGAAGGCACTCGTGGCGTCGAGCGCGGTGTAGTTGTTGTTCGCGATGTCGAAGAAGTCGGAGCCGGCGTCTGGCTGGTGAGGCTGTTGCCGCCGACGGCAGAGGCGTCCTCGGAGTAGCAGTAGTCGCTGGAGGCGCTGACCTTGAAGAAGTCGGCGGTGACGGATCCGATGGCGGCGCAGTTGGTAGCGAGCGCGTTCGTGGTCGGAAGTCCGCCGGTGGTGGTCTTGACGCTGCTCAGGGCGTAGTCGTTGACCCCACCGGCGTCGATGACGCAGTTTTCGAACACGAAGCCCTCGATGCCGACCTGAACCGTGTAGCCCGAGTTCGCCGGCCCCTTGTTCACGAATAGGCAGTTTCTGACGGTCAGCGGGTTCGTTGGCCCCCCCGTGGCGTTGACTGCCCAAAAGCACCCCGAGGTGATGCCAACGTCGTCGATCGCGGAGCAGCCATCCCAGAGGTTGCCTCCAGCGCTTGCTGCCGATCCTGTGTAGAGCCAGCACTGGCCGGTGCCTTGCGTGTGGACGGCTCCGATGCCGACGATCTGGGTGTAGTCCTCGAAGTAGACGTAGAGCCCGTTTCCGGTGCCGATGTTCAGTTTCGGGCCGGTGTCGGTGATGGGGTCGTAGTTCCCGACTCCGATGCCTGGCCTGAGCGCTCGGTAGTGGTTCGCGTCCGTTGTGGCCCCAGTGATGAGGACGCCCGACGTGAACGTGGAATCGTCGTAGACGTAGCCGATCTCGATCACGTCGGCGGCTACCAGGTCGTAGTCGGTGGCTGCCTCCCACGTGACGAAGGAGACGTAGTCGCGCCCAGCGGTTCCGATCGTGCTCCCGATCGTGATGGAGAGCTCGGTGCCGGCGGTTGTTGCCCCTCCGGTTGTGGCGCCGAAGTCGATCTCGATGTCTGCGCCTGGGACGGCAACGGTCAGCTCGAGCGCGTCGGTTGTTGCGGCGCCTACGGTGGGGGCGAACGCGACGGTGGCTGCTAGCTCGAGCTCGGTACCGTCGGTGGTCGCTGCTCCTGCGGTCGCTCCGAAGTCGACGGTGGCGACCAGGTCAACCTCGGTCCCGTCCGTCGTGGCGGGCCCTGTCGTGGCCCCGAAGTCGACGGTGAACGCCTCAACTTCGAGATCAAATCCGGTGGCCGTTGCGCCCCCGGCCGTTGCCCCGAAGTCCACCTCGGCCACCTGCTCCAGGTCGAAGCCGGTTCCGCTCGCGCCCCCTGCCGTCGCGCCGAAGTCGATCAGGGCGGTGACGCGGTCGTAGGGCCCAATCTCCCACGGTGCGGTGCGCGTGACGCCGTTGTAGTCACCGTTCAGGTGACCCGTGATGGTCGCGCCCGCGTCGTAGAGTTCTGAGGTACTATCCTTCGGCGTGTAGTTGTTGGAAGCTACGGCCGTGAAGTCGTCCGCTATCGTGTTGGACGCGGTCGAGTGGGTCCCTGGCGCGGACGTATCTTCTGAGTAGTTATAGTCGCTGGATGCGCTGGTTAGCGAGAAATCGGACACGGTTCCACGCATCGCGGCCACGTTGAACATGTACGGGTCGCTTGTACCCGATCCGCCGAACGCTGCCGCAACGTGTTCCCGGCCATCTCCGACGCAGTTCTCGTAGACCCAGTTACAGTCCCCTGACCCTGAGTTGTAGCAGAGGTACGATGCGTTCGTCGTCGAAGCGTTGATAAACACGCTGTTTCTGACGTACGTGTACGTAGACGTTGACGATACCGTCGACCTGATCGCCTTGACGAGCGTGCTGCTGGATACCGAGTAGATCGTCAGCCTGTCGAATATGGCTCCGCTTATGTCTGCCGTTGAGTAGAGCCCGTAACTGATTCCCGTGTGGGCGATGATGAACGCGGTTGCCCGGAAATACGGCTCGTTTACGATTAGTCCGCTGGCAGCCGCAGTTGTTATCTGCGCCCCGGACGCGGTGACTATGTCGTATTCCGCTCCGCTCGCAGCCCTTAGTTCGCGGTATCGCGTTGCGTCCGTCGTGGCCCCGGCGATCGTGACTCCACCGGCGAAGTCGGAGTCATCGTAGAGTTCTCCGATTTCTACGTCGTCGCCAGAGACAAGGTCGTTGTCGGTGGCGGCTTCCCAGGCCGAGATGGTCGAGTAGTCTCGCCCTCCAGCAGATCCGATCGAGCTGGTGTTGGTCGTCGGCACGGGGCCTAGCCTCCGCCGCCAAGCCCGCCTGGCGTGATGCCGGGCGTCTTCTTGGGCGTCACGACCGGATCAGGCGTCGGCAGCAGCGTGTGGACCTGGGTGACGATCGGGTCGGTGAAGTCGATTCCGGTGCCTGCGATCGCGCCGGCCTTGATCGGCTTGAGCCACTTGGTCGGCTCCTTGATGTCCGCCACCTGGGCGGCCTTGAGCTTGGCCGTGTAGTCGACGTTGATGCGCGTGTGCCAGTGCTGGCCGCCTAGCTCGTACATGAGCGGGAACGCGGTGGGGAACGGCAGCGGAGCTCCGTTGTCGAGCGTCGTGGGCCAGTTCTCGATCACGATGCAGACGTGGCGCTTCAGGTCGAGCTTTCCCCAGTTGCTCGAGAGCCCCCCGTCGGGGTCGACCTTGTCGGCGATCCACTGGACCTTCTCGGCCTGGCCCTTCGTGGTGGCCTCCTGCACGTCGGCCTTGGCTGCGAGGATCGGGTACTTCGCGAGCCATTGGGCGTCGAGCGTGGGTTTGTCCCAGAGCGCGACGAGTTCGTCCTTGTCGAGCGTGTCGCCGACCGCCTGGACGATGATGATGTCCCCGTCGGCCTTCTGGCCGGGCCCTGGAAGGAACCCTGCCGGCCTGACGCGGACCAGGGCTTCAACCGTTGTCATCAGTCCGACTCGGGAACCGTGATGGTGCCTGCGCCCGTGATCTGCACGGACACGCCGGTAGTCACGCTGATGCTGTTCATCTCGACTTCGCCTCCGCCTGCGGTGACGGTGACGGTGTCGAACTGGACGATGCACGTGGTTCCGTCGACCTTGTAGATCCGCGCGTACCCGGCCGTGCCTGTAGCGTCGGCGGAGGTGTCCTCTGGCGGGCCGGTGATGTCGAGGGTGATGACGCCGCTCGAGGCCGCACCGAAGACTGGGAAGTTGAGTGGGATGCTTGCCAGAAGCGTCCCCGATGCCGTCGTGTCGGCGTCGGCGGGAGCTGATCCGGTGTAGATCTTCATGGTCGACCCGCTATCGAGAGCGGCGTCGATCACGTCTGCCATGGCCGTCACGGTTGCCTCTGAGAGCTTCATGGTGGCGGTGGTAGGCGCACCAGGGCTACCTCGGCAACCGATAGCTTGCGCCGAGGCACTTGCGTTACTATCGGCGCATGAAGAAAGCCAAACCTTCCCCTGTAGGGCTCTCGAAGCTGGAACTCGTCACGATCCACGAGGTTGCCGAGATGCTGGGGTTCACGC